ATCTCCTGTAAGCACCTGTGTAAAGAATACACGCTGTCCTTGAGCGTAGCTAAGCTCATACCTTAAGTCCTTACGCCAGTTGTAGTGCTCTCCCTCAACTTGGTTTAGGTCTTTATCTATATGAGCTAAGATGTTGTTTATTGGGTCATTGCTAAGATGTATAGAGCAAGCGTCATCTGCTTCTATCTTAGTAGTTATCTTTGCACCATACTTGGTTACTGCATACTCTTTTAGCATTGGTAAGAGTTGTGGTTTTGGTAGGTCTTTTCTGTTGTGTTTGTAGGTTGGTAAGATGTCATACCTAAAGTTTGTTGCACCTGTAAGATAAAGCTGTGTCTTAGAGCACTTGGTGTTATCCTTTAGCTTCTCTATGGCTTCATCTAAACTCTTTCTTGCTCCCTCTTCATCAAGGACTACTACTTGGTTATCCTCTGAGAAGTCAAAGGTGCTCTCATTAACGCTAGCAGCCTCATAGAGCAAGCTATCTGCGTCTATGATAAGTGTTTTATCATTTTTCTTTAATAATCTCCTCGCCAAAGATAAGCTCCTTTATGTCCTCTTTGCACTGCTCTTTGTCTCTGCCTTCTTCATAGGCACGTATAAGATACTCCATAGCCATATTTAAATCCACATTACCAACAGGGATTACCTTGCTTAATAGCTCAAGCATTAAAAAGCCTTGATTAGTCATATCATTTATGTAGGCTACGTTTGCTCTATGCTCTATATAGTCATCTCCATAGAATGTTGAGATTAATCTAGCTTGAAACACCCTTAGCCAAAAGACGTAAGAGCAGTACTCATAAATCATCTCAGACATATTGTTAGCTCTATAACTAGTCATAAAATCTGAAGAGATGTCTGTAAGGGTCATAGTCACATCCCTAACGTTAAACTCTGTTCTGTCTCCGCTTGTTAAAGCCCAGTCAAGTATCCTCTTTTGTTTGCTGCCATTTATCACTTTTCACTCTCCTTTATTTTTAGTAGTATTAGATAGCCTATAAGGTCAGTTATAGTATCTTCGTTGTAACTCTCATTACCTTTTGCTATACGGCTTAGCTTGTCATCAATGCGTACTCTAAGACCCTCTAGCTCATCAGCCTTGCTAAATATTCGCACAGGCTCAAATGCAGAGTTGCCATAGCTCTCATTTTTCTTTATTAGAGTTGTGGCTATATCTCTAGCAAACTCTGTTACCTTGTCTCTAAAGTCCATTTAAACCTCCTTTATGTAGTAGCCCTTGTATCTTCTCTCTTTAGGTTTAAGGGCGTCATTAAGCTCTTTAACTCTAGCAAAAGCAACCACACGTGATGCATATACAGCTATTGTCTTAGCTTCATTTAAGCTCTTATCAAAGCTATAAACTTCGTAACTCTTTGTCATAGCTATCCTTTACAACGTGAGGCTTAACAAAGAAAAAGGCTGTATCGTTCTCTTTGATAGCTCTTTCGTTTTGCTGGTTTGCTTCAAACTCTGCTAGCTTCTCATCAAAGAAGCATTGATGAAAGCAGGTTCTGTCATCTTTGATTATTCTGACTTCATATATTTTTATCATCTAGTCCTCTCCTCTTTTTCTAAACTAGGTCTTATTCTCCAAGACCACCACTCAGCACCATCATACTCCTCTCGCTCTAGCCAGTCAGGGGTATCTTTAAAGGTTATAAAGCCTCTCCAATACTGAGTGCCATAGCTCTTATCATAGTTAAGCATACTTACTTGTATCTCATCCCAAGGGATTTCTCCTTTACCCTTGTAGCTGGTAATAGTAGAGAGATACCAATCTCTTGCATATTCAAGCTTGTATTCATCTATCTTATGGTCTCCTATGAGCTCCATAGTTTCTTGTTTAAAGTTAGTCATTGAGTAACTCCTTGTTTTGATAAATACTACCTATAATCTTAAATCCACAAAGATGCCATAGTGGGCAGAAACCTTCTGTAGGATGTTCTATGCCATATGTTTTATATGTATTACCCCAGACTACTACTGCTTTAAAGCCTTGAAAGACTTTAACATTATCCTTTACACCACACTCTATTATCTGTCCTGAATATATCTCGTTCTCGTTAGTATCAAAGTAATTGGTAAACTCCATTAACACAAACTGTCCCTGAGTAAGCCTATAGACTTCTTCATTCAGTTCATCATCGTATATCACAACACTTTGAACTTCTCCATTAGGTAATAGCTCTAATATCTCTACATTAGCTATCTGATCGTAATCTTTGATGTATGCCTTATACTTTATTGATCTCATTTTATTAGCTCCTTATTCTCATAGATGTTTCCTAGAACCTTTATGAGATATACTTCATTAAAGTATTCGTTGTAATGGTTCTTAGCTTTAATGATATAGCTAGCTGAAGCATTATCCCACTCAACTACACCTATGTAAGTCTCCTTTGAAGCTAGTACGAAGCTAACGATATACCCTGTGTATATCTCATTACCTTCTATATCATAATGTCCAGTAAACTCTAATAACTCTGTCTTGTTGTAGTCATAACTATCTAAAGCAAGATTAAAAGGGTCACTTTGTCTAAATGATTTAGTATAAGCTACGCAGAAACTACCATTATTTACAGAAAAATCTAGTTGAAGTACATCTTGTAAGATATACTCTCCAAAGTCTAGGTTATACACCCAAACTTTATACTTGATATTCCTCATTCGTAGTCCTTTCTTAAACCTTTTCTTAAAGCGTCAAGAATATAGTAAGACAAGTCAAAGTCTCCGTCATTAATCCCTTTAAGTGTAGAAGCTTCTACTCTATTAAAAGCTATCTCTTTAATCTTATCTTTGATAGCTTCTTCGTTCTCTTTAAGCATACCTTGAACTAGGCTATTGATATATGTAGCTCTCTTATATGTAGCTGGTCGATAGTATCTATCACTAGCATCTGGTTCAATGCTATAGCCAAATAGAGCATAGCTAGATATGAACTCTCCGTCTTTAACCAGTTTCCTTAGTTGCTGTAAAGCTTTCTCTACTGCTTCAGGGTTCTCTTGAAAGATAACTTTTAGAAACTCTCCTGATATTGAGCCATAGACAGCTTCAGAAATGAAGTCCTTTATGTTCGTAAATTGGCTTACTTGCTTGTCTATATAGCTTCTTATGCTATCTTTACACATTTGTTTAATATCACTCTCAGATATATAATCTTCTACGTTTATTGTTAGTTCCATTAGTTCTCCTTTAGTTTAAATCCAAGAGCATATATAGGTTTCCAGCTAAGCGTATCGTGATTAACTCCAAACTCTTCGTCCATCTCAGGTATAGTCATTCTAGTAGGGTGTACGAAGTACTTCTTAGATATGTAGTCATAAATCTCGAAGTACCACAAGACGTCCTTAATATTGATAAACTCTTTCTCTACATATTCAGGAGTTTTATTTACCTTATCATCTAACCTGTAAAACTCTTGTGTTGCTTCAGTGACCTCATATACTTCAATGTCTGTATAACCTTCGTCTGATTTATAAACTAATCTATCTCCCACTTTAAACTTGGGTGCAGAGTTGGGTCTTATTCTGTATTCCTCTCTATCAAAATCCCAAGTATCCGTGCCTTTTGCAAACCAGCGTTGAAAAATGGTATCGTAGGCATCCACGATTTTACCCTCAGCATAGGCTGTGATAAGCTCTATCTTTTCTTCTGTTGTCATTTGTCTGTCTCCTTATTATTGATAGGTAATCTAAATCCTATAGAGTACATAGGTGTAATATCTGTTATCTGTCCTTTATAGTATTCTTGAATATCTGGTATTGTTGTCATAGTCGTATTAAGTAATTTATTAGCGTTATCTGGAGTTACCCCAGTAAAGAACCATAGCACTTCGTTTATATCTATGAAGTTACTATGGGCAAACTTTTTACTTCTTCCAACTCCACCATCGAAGTAGTACCAGTCGTTACTTATTTCTGTACATTTATATAGTGCTGGATTAGCTTTACCTTCTTCAGTTTTATCTACTAATACGTCTCCTACTTTAAACTTAGGTGCAGAGTTAGGTTTAATACGATACTGACCTAATTCAAAGTTCCAAGCATCTAAACCTACTGGTTGCCACACCTCTACTCCATCATATTCATAAAGACGTTCTACTGTCTCTTTGTTATGGTAAGCAGTAATTATCTTTATCTTTTCTTCCAGTGTCATCATCATATATCCTTTTAAAATCATTTGCAGAGCCTTAGAGAGCTTTTAACCCTTTAAGGCTATCATTTATCATCTAAGAAGCGTTCGTTTAACCTAGAGCTTCCTAGACACCTTTATGAGCCTCTTTGATACTTTCTAAAACCATAGTAAGCACATTTAAGCTCATTGCATTTCCTGCTTGCTTATACATCTGAGAGTTACTAACAACTATCTTGTAGCTATCATCAAAGCCTTGAAGCCTTAGGTATTCTCTAGGGGATAAAACTCTTATCTTGTCTTGTATAAGCACTTTAACTTGATTGTTTCCACCTGTTCCTGCTGCTGCTAATAAGCACGGAGAAGCACCCTCAACGCTATAAACCCTTCTCATATTTGCCCTAGAGCAATCTGTCTTTGCTACTTGAATGATAGATGAGCCTATGGGTTTTGGTAAGAGTTCATAGGGTTTGTTTAGATACTTATTGTTATCAGTATCCAAGAAGTCTTTAATGCTCTTGGTAAGCTTTACAGGCTTTTTGAAGCTAATGCCTAAATCCTCTTTACTCCCAACTAAATATAGTCTCTCTCTGTTTTGAGGTATCCCATAGTCTTTAGTGTTAAGGATTTGATATGTTAAGAAATATCCTAGTCCTTTAACATATTCTAATAACGTGTTAAAAGTCTTACCCTTATTTATGCTTAAAAGTCCTTTGACATTTTCAAAGACAAAATACTTTGGTCTAGCTTCTTTTAAAACTCTTAGATATTCATAGAGTAGTTGCCCTCTTTCTCCTGCTATGCCTGCTCTTAAGCCTGCGAGAGAGAAGTCTTGACAAGGGCTACCACCTATTAAAATGTCTATCTTGTCTTTGTATTTAGAGCCATCTATCTCTCTTACATCTTTGTAAAACTCTTCACAAGAGACGTTAGCTTCAAAGCTAGCTCTAGCATACTTATCTATCTCACAAGCAAAGACACATCTAACATCATCAAACACAGCCTTAGTAGCTATCTCAGCAGTTCCAAGCCCACTAAATAGTGAGCCAAGTCTCATCTTATTACCTCTATAAAAATCATCATAGCTACCAAGCCAACAATGCTTGAGAGCATAAATCTATTAAGGGCAATATCTATCTTTTCTTCAAATAACATCATCTATCCTTCTTATCAGTGTGTTTCTTTCCAAGAGTTGCCTATCTTGGCTTCTCCTGCTAGTGGTATCCTAAACTTAAAAAACTCTGTAACAAGCTCAAAGCTCTTTAGGCATATCTCACTAACTCTAGTGGCATACTCTTCTTTGACTTGGATTTGCACCTCGTCGTGAATGTTTGCCACAAACTCATAATCTTCTCCAGCCTTTAGCTCCCTTTGCAAGAGTTCATCAAGGGTTATTAGATATTGCTTCATCACAATAGCTCCAGCACTTTGTAGAAGCACATTAAGAGCTGAGTGTGCTGAGCGTATCTTTAGCGTTCTGCCATCTAAACCTTTAATAAACTTTTGGGATTTTGCTTTGGCTGCCACGTCTTCACGTAGGCTTGTAAGGGCTGGTAAGCTTTTTAGAAATCTCTCCTTTATAAGCCATCCATCTATGGCATAGCAGATAAGGTCAGAGTTAAGCTCTACCCATCTACCTTTGCTTACCTTAGTGTAATGCTTGCCATCCTTTGTAAAGCTATCTTTTAGAAATCTCTTTTTGTATTCTTCGTATTTTCTTGGATACTCAGCCTTAAGTTTCCTAACTTGCTCTAGGGGGTTGTTGATACTTAAGCCTATCCTTAAGTCTCCACCGCCGTAAAGCCAGCTGTATATAAATGTTTTTGCTGAGTTTCTCGTAGGTAGGCCAGCAGCCTTTTGGTTTGCTGTGTGTATATCTCCACTGACTACCTCACGTCCGTAAGCACCACCATCATAGCGTGCTAGATAGTGTGAGAGTGTCCTTAGCTCAAGTCCGCTGGCATCACATCCAACTAGCTTGTAGCCTTTAGGCACTATAAAGAGTTCTCTAAACTCTGTTTGATAATCTCCTGCTGCTCCATAAAGGTAGTTACCATCTTTGTCTATCTTTACAGCAGGCGTTTGAGCGAGGTTGGGTCTTGAGTGGGTCATCCTACCAGTTACTGCTCCACAGCTATTAACATATCCGTGAATACGTCCATCACTCTCACAGCACCCTATAAGAGCTTGTGAGCCTGTGGCTAGCTGTGAAAGTCTTTTGGATATTAGCTGATACTCACAAAGCTTAGGAGCTTCAGGGTAGCTTAGGTGCTCTAAGACCTCTGTATCAACCTTTGGCTCTCTAGTATCTGTATAGCTTTCAGGATGCCATTTATATTTTTCTATAAAGAATTTAGCTATATCAGCTCCTGAGCTTGGCTTAAACTCCTTTAGCTTTAGCTTTGTAAATGGCACACCCTTTGTGTATCCTTTAGTCTTGTTATTGACCTTTGGAGTAAATTCTCCATCACTCTCTAGTCTTGGTCGAAACAGCTCCCTAAACTCTTTTAAGAGCTCGCTCTGTCTTTGTAAGAGCATTATGTAGAAGTCTTCAGCTCTCTCCTTATCAAACATAAACCCAAAGGCTATCTGTCTTGATATGACCTCTTGCACTCTATGTTCTAATGTAAGGGCATAGCTATCCTCTAGGTTAAACTTACTAAGATACTCTAGTAAGGCTACGGTAACTCTAACGTCCTGCTCGCAGTAGTTGCTCATCTCTTTGCTCCACTCTTGCCAGTCCGTAGTCTCTCCATAGTCTCCCTTTAGTACTCCTAAACGTTCTCCCCAAGCTCTTAATGAGTGTGAGCCATAAAGCTTAGTGCTTATGTTTTTCTTTGCAAGGTCTAACTCCTTAATGTCCGCTAGGGCTAGCCTAGCCATCACAAGAGTATCTAAGACGTTCTTAGGCTTAAAGGAGGGGTAAAGCTTCTTTATAGCTGGTATGTCAAAGGCTATTATGTTATGTCCGCAAACCTCTGCACCATCTAATCTTGCTACACCTTCGCTAGTATGCTCTTTGTCGTATCGCTTATATTGTTTTGTCTCTGTGTCATAGATAGTCATTGTGTGTATCTTGGATAGCTCATTTAGTAAGCCATCAGTCTCAATATCAAAAACTAGCATTTCTCTCCTTTCTGCTAAAAGTCTGTGTTCTCCACTTTGGTCTCAACAACCTTTAAGTGTTCGTTGTTATCTTCTTCTATTGCTTCAAGCCTGCCTGTCTCTCTGTTATATCTTAGGCTATCTGCAACGCCTGTTATACCTATCTCTCTGTTCTTTAGGATACGTAGTGTTGAAGTATCTTTAGCAACTCCATCAGCTTGTTGGTTACGCTCTAGGGCTATTACACTATCACTTAACTGCTCTAGTGCTCCACTACCTCTTAAATCTGATAGGCTTACCTGAGCTCCCTCATTAAAGCTACCTTTGCTTGTTCGTTTAAGATGGACTATCGCATCTATATGGCAACCTGTCTCTTCTACAAGTGAGCGTAAAGAAGTCATAAGCATATCAATGTCCTTGCGTTCATTGTCACTCTCATTACCACTTATAGCTATGCTTATATGGTCTAAGAATACGTGAGTTACTCCAAGCCCTACAACCATATATCTAATCTCGTTTAGTAGATGTTCGCTCTCTAGTGAGCCAAAGTGTTTATAAAAGACTATCCTGCCACTATCAAATAGCTTAGCCTTAGAGGCTTGCCACTCATCAGCAGTAAGTACGCTTGGGTTGTATCTTAGTATCGCTAAGGGGATATTGTTATCAAGAGCTACGAATGCTTGAGCTGTCTTTTTAATGTTCTCTTCAAGAAATATCATACCTATCTTTGCACTCTCATTTGCAAGTACAAAATGATAAGCTAGCTCACGAAGTATTGTTGATTTACCTATGCCACTACCAGCAGTCCAAATGATAAGCTCTCCACCTCTTGAGCCAAGTGTCATCTCTTGAAGTCTTGGATATGGATAAGCTATACCTTGTTTAATAGGTGCTACTAGCTCCTCTAGGTCTAGCTCATTGGAGCTTATGATACCCTCAGGTCTCCATACCTTTGCCTCTTTAATGTTCTTATGTATGTCTGCTAGCATACCTTTTACAAGCATCTCATTAGCATCCTTGCCACCACTCCAATAGCATAGCTTTACGCTACCAGCTTTAAACAAAGAGGCACACTCTAGCATTGCTTTACGTCCTACCTCGTCATTATCAAGGGCTAGTATGATAGTCTCATATTGATTTAGATAGTCAAGTTGTTTTGCTAAAGCTTTCTTAGCCCCTTGAGCTCCATTAGGTATGCTTACTACTGGTCGCTTGTTGTTATAGACCTGTGAGACACTAAGGGCGTCTATCTCTCCCTCAACAATGATGATAGCGTTTGCGTTCTCCTTGCTCCAAAGCTGTGCTCCATATAATGGGAGGTGCTTATCTCCAAGTACTGCAAAGCTCTTATCAGGATACCTTACCTTCTGAGCCACGACCTCTTGTTTATCGTTATAGTAGTTTGCTATCTGACAAGTGTTGCCTTTGCTATCCTTGCCTATCTGATAGTTCCAAAAGGCACACGTAGCATAGCTTATCTCTCTTTTGTTAAGAGGCTTAATAGTGCCATTAGCTATCATAGTGCCTTTTACTTTTGGCTCAGGTTTTGTTGTTTGTTGTTGTTGCATTTCATCTACCTTTCCTACCTTTTCACATACGAAGCAGTACGTAGAGCCATCAGAGTATATAGCCTTACCATCACTACTACCACAGAGCTCACAAGGCTCGTGCCTCAAAAAGTCTGCCATAGCTATCTCCTTAGTTTTACAGCTATGTCTGCTAGATTTATAAGGCTCTCTCTGCCACTCTCATCTTCAAGTACTAGAAGGTTTGATTTGTAGATACCTGTTATGCTCCCTTTCGTTCCATCTATAAGCTCTACTCTGTCATCAATCTTGAAGTTTCTTATATGAAAGCTACGTTGTCCTTTGAGGGCTTCTCGTTTCTCTGCTTCACTCAGAAGTCTCCAAGAAGGGTCAAGATGATACTCGGCATACTTATTGCCACTATACTTTGACCTCTTTATCCTTGTCTCTATATCCCAGCCTTTATGCCTTAGGTTGTGTATGTGATATGCTAAGGTTGAGCCTATTAGTCCTAGCTCTCTTGTAGCTACCACAGGGTTAAGCGTAAGCCCTAGCTTTAGAAACTCAAGGACTTGTTTTTCTTGATTGATTATTATTTTTTTACCCATTGTTTTATATACTCCTTGTTCGTAGTATTAACAGGCTCTGCTATCCAAGCAGGAGGGATATGCCCCTCACTACACTTAATGCCATTGCTTCTGCACCACATTGCATAGGACGTCTTAGAGCCTTTGTTTATCTTTTGGTCTTGCTTTTGAAACACGAAGCGAATGTCTAAGTCAGGGTAGTTAGCCTTGATAGCTTTATGCTTTTGTCTATCAGGACTTGTAAATCTACCCTTTATCTCCACGATGATGCCATTAGCTAACACAAGGTCAGGCACATAATGCTTAACCTTTTGTAAGGGTTGGTAAGGTATCTTTACAGCTTCATAGTCATACTTGATGTTAAACTTAGTTAGCTCATCAGTAAGTGCTGCTTCAAAGCCACTTCTAACTCTTTCGCCTTGTTTGTTTAGCTGTGGTTTAGAAGTCCTCGTCATTTACCTCGCCCTCATCTGTGTCATCGTCTGCATCCATAGACGGAGTTGAGCTGTATCCCTCTTCTTCTCCAAAGCCATAGTCTTTAGCGTCTCCATTACCACCACTTACAAGGTTGATAATCTGTACTGCGTTTAGATAGAGCGTTACGCCATTGTTTGTGCCATTGAAGTATCCGCTAGGACTGAAATTAACTATCATAGTAGTGCCATTGTAGATTGATATAGGCTCTTTGATTTGCTTTAGCTTGCTATCAAAGACAGCAGGAGCAGCTTTCTCTACTCTCTCGCCTTTCTTATTTACGAAGCTAGCCTTAGCTTTAAACTTGAATATTAAGTTGCCTGTCTCATCGCCATTGTCATCAGTCTCAGGCTCAAAGCCAAGATGCTTAGGCTCTTTCTTAGCTTTCTTAGGGTCATCTAGGGTTGCTTTGAAGTCATCATAGGTAGCCTTTATCTTTGCTACTATCTCTTTTACCTTTGGATTTTCAGCGTTTAACACCAAATCTACGTGATACTCTCCATCATCTTTAAAGCGAGTATCAGGCTCATATAGCCAGCACCATCTAGCTTCTCCAATAGGTGTATTAAGTTTTGCAAGTTTCTTTTTAGTTTCTGCCATAGTCATTCTCCTTATATAGTTTGTAGCAGTTGGTCTAATGAGCGAATATGTTTATTCTGTCTCATATATGTTTCATTGTTGAATAGCCTCTTAACTTCTCTCTCATACACTCTAGCAGGTGCATCTAATGCATCTGTCTTTGGTCTTATGAGTGTTTTTAAAGAGATGCCTTGAGCTATCGCCTCTTTTAACTGACACGGATGTAGCCCTATCGCTACGAGTTCCCAGTAAAGCTTAGTGTTTAGCTGTTCTCCTTTCTTTAGTTTGTTGTAAGCTGTTGTGATTGTTTTGTTTGAAGTCATAAAACGCCTCCTCAAGGTTTTTCTTCCAATAGGTGGCGTGTGTTAGGGAGTTGTTTTTTATAAAATGGTATGGATTAAGATTAGGTTAAGCCCTAAAAAGATAGGGCTAAGAAAAGAAGTATGTAGAGTTTAGGACTTTTGTAATGTCTAAGTTGCCTTGTTTAGGTAGCTCAGGGAGCTTCTTAGCATTCTTAGGGCTAAGCTGTGATGCTATCTCGTCTCTAAACTTTGCTAGGTTATTCTCACTATACATCTTTACAAACTCTTCACGAAGTGTATCACGTAGAGTATCTGTATTGCCAGCGTGAGTTGCAAAGCTATCGTGTATCATTGCAAAGTTCTCTACACCTTTATCAAGGCAAGCATCAATCGTTAGGACTAGATGTGAAGCGTCCATTGAGTGTATGTAGTTAGGGGATTGTCCGTTAGTTGTAACTCTACTATCTATCTTTTTATCACTATCTTTTGCCTCTTCTTCTACGCTTAGTCTTACTCTAGTGCCTCCCCAATACGTTTCAACAAGCTTTGATGTTAGCTTGCGATACTCTTGCTTTACCTTGAAGCCACTTGGAGTAGTCCAATATAGTGGTTTATCTTCTTTTGTTGCTACTCTTGCCATATCCTTTAGAAAAGCCATAGCATCCTTTGAGGCTACTACAACCTTCTCTATACCTTCTCTGTTTCTATCTGCTAGATATACACACATCTTAGCAAAGCTTGTATCAACAAAGGTGTAGTCTTTTGGGTTAAGTTCAGATAGTAGCTGTTCTTTCATACCCTCTCTACTTGCACCATAAGGAGTAGTCATAGTATTTCTCTTTGTTACACTTCTATCAACTTTCCCTACTAAAGGTTTAGCCTCAAGCACACCATTGGCTGCATCTATCTCTACAACCTTTGAGACTTCTTTTGCTACCTCTGCATAGATGTCATTGGGTTTGTCCTCAGCTCCGTTGATAACGTTTGTAGCTAGTGCTCCCCTCTCATCAAGAAGTAGTGCTGAGAAGTGTTGTATGCCACTACAAGAGCCATCAAGAGGTACAGGTAGATAACTAATAAACTCAGGGCTATATCCACTAGCTACATAGTCGCTCCATTCAAAACAAAAAGCTAGAAACTTAAATGACCCTTTAGCTTCAAACCACCAAGTGTTTGCGTATGGGTCTTTAGCAACTGCTAGAATATCTTTTTCGTGAGCCTTCGCCCAGCTCCATCTCTCACTCATAGGGAGTTTATCATCTCCAAAAGCATTAGCTCCTAGCATTGAGAGCCATTTAGCCCCTTCAGCTCCTAGAGCTACACCATTAGCAAACATAAGAAGAGCCTTAGATAAGTCATTACCTTGTGGGTTAGGGCAACCACCACTTTGAATAGGGTATATTCTGCCTCTCCAGTCTAGGTTGTAGCAATAGTAAAACTCTTTCTCGTCCTTAAACTTCATAGCAGTTGCTATCAAAGACACAAGAAGAAGTCTTTTACCTCTATCACTTATCTGTTTTCTATAAGTTGCTCTACTTATTCTTTTCCAATCTGCATAAGCCTCAGGATATGTAGTTTTAAAATACTCATACTCTTCATCAGTAGCATTCTCAGGTAGTTCAACAGGTCTAGGGATAAATCCTAGCTCAGTTCCACTTGTTATCTCAAGCTCAGGTATCTCTTTGTCGAGTTCTATGAAATGTTGAGCTACCTCTAGCACTCTCTTGTTTATACACCAAGCAGTGTCTTGTAGTGCATTGATAGCCCTATAAACCTTTGGCATCTCATAGTCTTTTAGATAATTACTAGGCTTACCTGAGAGGTTCTTTACTAATGGTACTTGTAATACTGGAGTTAAGAAACCACCAAGCTTTCCTGCTTCGTGTGGTCTAGGTTTAATAAGCATAGGATAGAGTATAGGAGTAAGAAGCTCACACTCTCCCTCTATCTTTGTTAGGTATTCTCTAAACTCTTTTGTAGGAGTAAGTGTCTTTGATATTCTATTAAAGCCTTCTCTCTTATCTCCAATCTCAAATACACCAGTAGAAGCTATAAGGACGTCTAAGAGCTTCTGACCTATCAAGAGTTGCTCTTTAGTGTCTAATGTTTCTCTTGTAAAGTCCTCAGTCTCATCCATAAATCTATGAAAGCCTTTAGCTATCTTTTCTTTACTTACTCGCTTTTGTAGTTGGCTTTTAATATAGAAGCTAGCAGTTATGTCTATCCTTGTATTAACAGCCTTATAGTTCTTGATATTTAGCTCCTCTAATAAAGCTTTAGCTATGGCTGTGGCTACGGAGACTAATCTAACCTGCTTAGTGCAGACACTATTAAAGATTATCTTTAGAGTTATATAGCCAGCCTCAGCATATCCTATACGCTCTATAAAGTCTTTAATAAATCTTTCATTATGTGTTAGCTTACTTTTCTTATATTCCATAAGACCTTTCATAAAAGGCTGCATAAGTTGATAGATAAGCACTGAGCTAACCTTAGTCTCTCCATAGCCACCTCTAGCTTTAGCAGTAGCTACTTCTTTTCTTATCTTCTCAACACCTTCGTTGATACCCTCAAGTTCAAGATTTAATTGTCTTTGCTCTAGTGTCATATTGTCCTCCTTTATGGACTTCTAGTAAGACCAAGAGAAAGACAGAGAGTTCTATTACCATCCTATGGATATCTAAGAGTAATCCTTTACAATCCTTTACCCCCTCTCGCCTTCTCCAATAGGTGGCGTGTGTTAGGGAGTAAAAAGATTAAAATCTTCACGATTAAGATTAAACTAAGCTAACAATAGTAATAAGAATAGGCTCAATTCTTCCTATTAGTCAAACCTATTAACGACATAAAAAGGTAAAAGTTTAGGGCTAGGGGCTTCCTGCATATTTCCCTATCAAACTAATAAGAATATCACAGAAAGCCTTAAGATTGCGGGCTCATAACCCGAAGGTCGGCGGTTCAAATCCGTCCTCCGCAACCAAATACCAAGGACTTTTACCACCTTTTAACTAAACACCAACTCCCACACCATCACGTATATCATCAACATTTAGATGCACGTAATGTAGGCTACTTTTAATATCTGTGTGACCCATAAAAGCCATCAGTTTATGAGCATTAAATCCCTTCAAACTCACTAACCTAGAAGCCACTGTATGGCGTAATACGTAAAGTCCGTGAGTGTTGCTAGTCCCTAAATATCCAAGATGATTTCTCACAGCCCACCACATACGATTTGCTGTATCGTGATTTAGGTGGGTTATAGGACACTTATCAAGTGGTAAGTCTTTGCAG